TCAGCGCTTGTTGGCGTTCTTCTTCCGAAAGTTTGGCAAGTCGAGCAGCTTCGTTTTTTTCTTCTTCAAGTTCCTTCTGCCAACGACTTCGTTTAGACTTAACAATTGAATCAACATCAGTATCATCTTTAAGACCAAACTTTTCTTTGATTGCTGCAACTTGTTCATCAGTCAAACTGTCAGCGTTGAATTCAGGAGGAGTAGCTTGGCCAGTTCCTTCTCCACCCTCACCGCCTTCTTGACCTTCAGCAAATTGTTGCAAGTTGAGTTTGAGTAAACTGTTTCCGCATAATGTTGCTATTTTCATGTTATTAATCCTTTCCAATTGCTTTTTAAGTGGTTCAATGCTTGCACTTCCGAAGCTTTTAAAGTCTTCACGCTTGGACATAAGAAAAGCGCCTGTCAGTGACAAACGCTTTGTGTATTTAAGTAGTTGTTATTTCACGCATAACTGCGAGATGTTAGATCACCTCATTCGCTACTTTTAAATTCAACATCTGGATGCATTGATTTTAATTTATCCATCCACTCGTTGTAAGTTGTGCTTCCTTTAATATCAAATGTTTTACCAGTGATAGGGTCAAGCGCTTTTCGTGGCATTTTATTTAAACGTTCTGAATACATTGAAGCAACTGAACGACACCACGGATGAAAAGGTGGATATGTCCCTTCTGCCCCGTTTACAACTGCTTCAGATACTAGAAAAACTTTATGGTCTTTATGACGACAAATTTGCGATGTTCTCAAATCTAAGATAGCAATTATTTGATACTTCTCAACGCCATTGTTTTGCCACGATTTGAGCTTTGCTTGGTTCGCCATATAATTCGCTTCAGTACGAATCAAACGCCTAGCAACGTTAATTGAGCGGTCAAATTCACCAGCAATTGCCTTTGCCATTTGAAACTCACTCATCCCAGTTAAAGCTTCAACCGTGAATAGCTGTTCTAATCGTTTGGCTAAGGCTTCAGTATCTCCCCATAATCTTTTAGAGTAATTACTTCCTAGCCAGTGACTATCAAGTATGTTTTCCACAGATTTAGTAGATAGTTCTTTGAACTTATAGTCTTTTTTATTCCAGACTTCTTTAACAATACCATTCTTAGCATTTGCTTGAGCTTCACGAATAATCGTTTCAGCAGCAGTTTCTTTGTAAGCTTCATCTATCGTATCAATATAAAAAGATGTTTGCTTATCAAGCTGAACATCTGCAATTTGTTTTGTTACTAGATAAGACTTTGCTTTTAAATCTTCTGCACGAGTAATTCTTGATTTAAGCGCTAGTCCTGTGAGCCGCTTTTTAGCTTCTCTTTGCAAATCAGGGTTATTGATATCTTTAGCTAATCTCCTAAGCTCAACTAATTCAGAAACAGGAACAGTTTCATTAAGCATTCTTTTTGCTTCATCATCTGTCAGTTCCGTTTGCTGCTTAGTTCTACTAAATAATTTAGCAATCTGTTTTGTTAAATATGATTGAGCTTGTTTGTATGCCTGTGCTACGACTTCCTCAAGCTGTTTAGCACCGTCATTTACTTTCTTTTCGGCTTTAATCGCTCTTTTTTGCCAGTAGTCAGACATTCTTTTTACTCCTCTACTATTACATGTTCAGGATATTGTTCGGCTATTGAAACTATTCCATCATGAAGTATTTTAAGGCTTGCTAGTTCTTTATCCGTTGGATCAAGTATAAAATATCCTTCATCACGCTCAAAAGTTTTACCAAAGGATAACAATGTATTAGTAACTGTGATATATAAGGCAGAAACCCCAGCACATACAATATCATTACCAATATTTGCAAATCCTGCATGGCCAGTAACTTGATACCAATAAATTTGGTTATTTTTCTTTTTGAATTTGGCAGTAATCATTTAGCTTTTTTTGTTTTTGCTACTGGTTTTTTGACTACTTTCTTTTTAGTAGTTGCTGTTTTAGAAGCAGTTTTTGCCTTAGTTTTAGTCACTTTAGGAGTTTTTGCTGCTTTAGCATTAGTTTTTTGAGTTTTGTTTTTTGTTGTTTTTGTTTTGGCCATTTTCTTGGTCTCCTTTTTTATTTGTCTGATTACCAGACTGTTTATTGTTGTTATCTTGATTTTCTCCCTCATTTTCATCAGGTGGATCATCAAGATTAGAGTGGCTTTCTTCTGATTGAACACCCATAGCTTTTTGATTCATTTCGATAGCTTCCTCTTTTTCCTCTTGAAGCTGTTCAATTACTTCGTCAACATTATCAATGTCTGGTAACCATGAAAGCAATACCTTAAGCGGTAAGATGCCTGCTTGATGAGCTTGTACAATTTGATTAACAATGTCAGTTGTATTGATTGGTAAATTAGGTTTCAATTTAATCTTAATACCGCCAATATCAATATTATTGTTGCTTATTTCTAAATAATTGGCAAAGAGAATCAAGCGTTGTCTGAGACCTTTTATCATATACCGCTCTTTAACTGACATAAGCTGTAGCAACCCAAATAGCTTGTACTTCATCGCCTCGCCTGAAACATTTCCTGAGAAGTTTTTATCATTCATATTGGGCACATAAGTCACTTTATGAATATCTTCAAGTATTGCATCCCGTAACACAGCTACCGAACTTTCATCCATTTGTTTAGTAAGATAACTAGCATCTACTTCACCAGGTTTAAATGATGTCTGCATCATCTTTTCTTTTGCTAACCTAGCACCATCTCCATCCTGTAAGGTAAACCCACGGATAAAAAGAATTGCATCAACAAAGGCTTCTTTATCGTTCAATCTGTCAGACTGAAGCAAGTTATAAGCATCAATTAAGCTAATTGCTTGCTCAAAATCTCCTTGTCGTTCTTCGTTGTTACGGTATTCAATAACAGGTACCGCCTTAAAATAATGTGGTAGTGCTTTAATTAATTGATAATCTCCGAAACCAATAGAAGCCGCTCTATATGTCAATACTCTATTGTCGTTATAGTATTTAACAAGATAATAATCAACAGCCCCTTGCAAGTTATATACTGGTTGATAATGCACTGCAAATAAAGGATTGGTATCAATCGTATCATCCGTAACAAGGAAAATACCCCTTGGATCAATACATTTAATGTCAGCAAATACTTTCCCAGTTTGAGGTTCCTGATTCATATAAATTAATTCATAACCTATCCCAAATACTGATAAATCTTTTTCAAGTTCAGTATCATGAGAGACAATATCAACTTTTGTATAAGCATCAATAATTGCTTGGATATCATCACTGCTTGTATAAGCGACTGGATTTCCCACCATAAAACCCACATTCATATCAGTGACATACTTTGCATGATTAACAACAACTTTATTATTAGGCGTTGCAGCATTATCTTTTGTTCGTTTTAAAATGTCTTGCTTGCCATCGTAATAATCAGATAGTTTTTCTAAACGCCAAAAGTCACTTTGGTGCTGATTAATACAATGATTAAGCAATTCAGAAGATGGGTTGTTTA